CGATGATGGCCTTTCGGATACCTGCGCCACGGGTCTTCGGCCAAGAGCCCTACAGGCCGCCGCAGTGTCGCGACTGCGGCACAACGGAGCTCGCGGTGCAGGACGCAGAATTCTGCGCGGAGTGCGCGCCAAAACCTGCGAAGCCTCGAGCGTGGTCGAGACCCCCAGGAATCCGCACGCTGAATCACACATGCAGCCAGCTTGAGTGGTGGTTCGCGGTTCGCGAATCCGAGCTCGGCATCTCGGCCTCCGACTTCGAACCCGCGCAGTCTGGAGGCGATCCCGACGTGTGCGGCGCCACGATTGTGCGCGCGATGGACTGGCGCCGGATGCGCGCGCTGACGCGCGAGTCGATCGTGCGCCCGCGCGTCGAGGCGCTGGGCCCGGAACTCCGCAACGACGCTCGGGCGCTGTACGTGCCGCCGCCCGTCCCGCTGCTCGCACGATCATTCTTTCATCTCGACCGCGGCGTCGACGGTGTCGTGTCGATGGTGGGGCTTGCATTGCGGACGGTCGCGGCGGCTACGGCGTGGAGCGCCGCGAACGAGGCGCGAGAGAACCTGAAGGCCACAGCGGCCCGGACGGAACGAGAGCGTGAGGCTTACGCGGCGGCGTGCAAGAGCGCGCGGGCGAAGATGCTGCCGATGCCGCTACCGCCCGCAAACCGCGCGCGCCCGTCGATGACGGAATGGTTGACGGCGGAGTTTTTGCGTCCTGACCCGTCGAGGCCACGGTGGTGCGATCGGGCGAGGGAAGAAGCGGAGGGGATGCGGATGCGGCTGCTGCATGCGTATTTGGGGGCGGAGATGCCGAAGGCGGGGACATGAGCGACGAGCTGCGAAGAGCGCTGGACGCAAATACGCACCGAATGTCGCGTCTCGAGCGGTCCGCCGCTGACTGCAACGTTCGTGGCCCCACTGGGCTGCCGAAGTGAACCGAATGCGGCGGAGAAAGCAAAAGGCGCGGGCACGCCTGCGGCGCAAGCCGAGGATATTCCGGAACGGGAAGCTTCGGACGTTCGCTAAGCTGGAGCTACGCGTAAACGGAGTGCTGCTTCGGGAGGTCAAGTGAAAGACCGACAAGCCTTCGTCTCCGACGCTCGCAAACTGCACGTCCAGTTTCTCGCCGCCCGTACGGACGCTCTTGCGGCCTTTTACCGTGACGCGCTCGCCGAGGGCGTAGACGGAACGGAGCATCTGCGCGTCGCCATTCGCTCAGGCTGGTATGAGCGCGAGTGTCTCCGGTTCTACAACGCCGTCCCGAAGATGAAGTACGACGTCGAGGTGCAGGCGGCTTTTGATGTGCTCGGGGTGGCGAGTCCTGAGTGCGAGGAGTTCGTGGCCGAGCGGCTTGAGGTGTACGCGGGGACGTTCGCGGAGGCGCGACAGGCGGAGGCGGCGCGCATTGCCGAGCGCGAGCGCGCAGCGGGATGTCCGGAGGACTTTGTAATCGCTTTGACCGAGCGCCTCCGCATGGGCATTCACGACCTTGCCGCGCGGGCGGGACTGACGATTTGCGAGCCAGAGCCCGGCTCGACGTTCGCGCAGTATGTTGGCCCATACGACAGACAGCGCAGCAAGATCGTGCCTGTTGGCGTTTACGCGGGAGTCGCGCCTGCTGTTCTGAATTTCCTCGAGCAAGACTTGCTCGCCTTCCTCTCCGAGATCCGAAAAACCTCGTCGCGAATCGCGTTCGGCCAGAATCCCATTTACGCGGAGCACTGCAGCGACGGGATCGTGTGGAAGCTTCGCTGTGCGTTCAGTGGGCTACGGTGACCTTCGCCCCCGGAGAAGCCTCGACGGCCATTCGGCGGACGAATTCTCGCGCTGGACGGCCAACGCCAACCTTCGAGCCGCTGCTTAGCATTCGCGCCGCCGCCCGCCTCGCCGGCACCCCTCGAATGACATTCTGGCGCCGCCTCCGAAAGCTCCACGCCCAAGATTGCGCCGACGAGGAGCGCCGTCATCAACCGAAAGGAGTGGCGAGCGGGTGGCTCGTCTTCCTCGGCGACCGCGACTGGCGAGTGAACCGAACGTGGCTCGTCTCGCAGCACCCGGAGCTCCTTGCACGCCGCACCGCAGACCTGGAAGCGAAAGACGAGCGCTTCGGCGAGGTGACACGCGCAGTGGACGACATACGACGTGACACGAAGCGCGCTCAAAATGGGCACGGCTCTCGACTCCGAGAGCTTGAAGCGTGGGTACGTAAAACAGAACCGTTGCTCGTGCTGTTTGAGCGGCAAATTGCAGGCATTCGTTCGGATCTCGGGCTGTAGAGGATGGCTCAACGTGGCCCCGCGTGGCCCATTTAGTGCGGCGGATTTACAGGGGGACACGAGCCGCGGACCCCGCTCCGGCGACCCGCACCATGCAAGCGCCGCCCAAGCGCTAGGCCCCACCGGCGCCGATTCAGCCGTAGACGAGACGCCGGCAGGCCCTCGTCGGCGCAGTCCGCACCTTCCGCGCAACCTCCTCGGCTGAAAAGTGCCCGTTATGCCCGACGAACCTCAGCCGCCGCCCGCGCCTCCGCCTGTCGCTTGGCAGATCGAAATCGACGCCGGGCTCAAGAACACGGACGACAAGAAGTGGGGGCGTGATCGGCTGAAAGAGGGAATCGACCGCATGCACCTTGAGTGCAAGGGCCGAGCGATGACCCCCGCGGACCTTACGGCCCTGTCCAGCGCGATCCACAAGTTCGCGGCCATCAACTACGGGCTCGCCCCCACCGCCGTGAACCTCGACGTCGGCATTGCCGTCACCGAGGCGACCCCGGCGAACCTCCGAAAACTGCTGAATGCTTCATTCACCAAACTTGCCGTCCCCGAAGCCGAAGCAGAGGTTTCCTCTGAGTCGAGCTTCGATGATCGCGAGAGCGGAGCTCCTCCGCGGCCTTCCGAAGACTGACGCCGCAGCGGTCGATGTCTGGCTGGCGAACGCATTCTTTCCGTTTCAACTCGAGTGGCTGCTCGACTTTGGGCCGTACTCGATCGTCAACAAGGCGCGGCAGATCGGGTGCTCCCATACGATGGGGGCTTGGTGCGTGCTCTGCGCCATGGCCGGCGAGACCACTACGGTGGTCTCTCGACGCGAACGCGACGTCATCGAGGTTCTTGAGTACGCCGAGAAGCATGCGCGCATTCTGACGCAGCTCGGGGCGAAGTGGGCGCTTCCGGACCGGAAGAACAACTACGCCGACAACGGCAACCTCCGCTTCAGTACGGGCGGCAGAATCATCAAGGACGTCGCCGAAAGCGGCGGCCGCGGGCTCTCCGGCAACATTCTCCTCGACGAATTCGCCTATCACGGTGACGGCGATCGGGCCCTCTGGGAAGCTGCCGCAGGCGCCGCGTCGATCAAGGGCGACAAGATTCGTGCGATCTCGACCCCGAACGGGACCGGGAACCTCTTTCACGAGATCGTGACCGAGCCTGAAAAGTGGCCGCGCTTTCGGCGCCACGAAGTCACGATCTGGAGCGCAATCGAGCAGGGCTTTCCGATCGATCCGATCGACAAGCTTGCGGCCCTCGGCGGGGATAAGCGGCTCTTCGCGCAAGTCTACGAGGCCCAGTTCCTCGACGGCGCCGAGCAGTACATTCCGACCGACCTCATCGACGCCGCCTCGAGCGAGCCGATCTACACGACCGCCGACGAGCCGGCTTACGGCGGCCTCGACATCGGACGCGTGGCCGACCTCACTTGTCTCGTCGTCGTTCGTGTCGGCGCAGACGGTATCGCTCGCGTCGTCCACATCGAAACGCTGAAGCGGACCGACTCGACCGACCTCGACCGGCTGGCCTACGACGCCTGCGTCACGTGGGGCGTCAAGCGGCTCTGCATCGACTCGACCGGCATGGGCAGCTTCCCCGCCGCCGATATCAAGCGCCGATACGGCCAGCAGCGCGTCGAGTGCGTCGACTTCACGATGAACTCGAAAGAGGATATGGCGACCTCGCTGAAGGGCCACCTCTTCGCGCGCACCCTCAAACTTCCGCCCGACGCCGCCGAGCTTCGGCGAGACCTCTGCTCCCTCCGACGGCTCGTCACAAGCGCCGGCAACATCCGCTACGACGCGCCGCAAACGGCCGCGGGGCATGCCGACCGAGCCTGGGCACTGGCCCTCGCGCTTCACGGCTTCGGCAAGCCCATCAACTACCGCACCGAGGTTCCCTGACCATGAGCGTCATGCACGCCCTGATTCTAGCGAGCGAAGCCTACGCGACCGCCATGGGCCAGGCCGATCCGCGCTCGAGCACGGGCCGCAAACCGGGCAACGATCTCGTCGCGATGACGATTCGGCCTGAAGAGTACGTCGTACTCCTCGAGGAGCTGAAGTTCGCCAGCAACAAGATCCCTGAGAGCGTCCGCGTCCGCGAGATTCGCGTCATGCCATCGGACTACGCTGCGTGCATCCGCGCCGAAGCTCCGTGGTGCCCGCAGTGTCGGCATCCCGCCCATGCGAACCGCATTGCGTGCTCCGCGCCGAAGGGCGCCGAGGTTTGCCCGTGCACGTGCCGCATCACGGCCGACCGGCACGGATTTCTCGAACGCTCGTCGGACGGGCACTGCATCACGTTCGGCGGCACGACGGTTCCGGTACCCGGCAACCAGCCGCAGCCTCGCCCGTCCTACTCGGTCGACGGCGGCAAACCGATGCAAGCCCTAAAGGACGGCCCGGTCGCGGGGCCGATGGTCGCTGCGCGCTAGTCCGTGCAGTCGGCTCTTTACAACCTCGCGACTAACGCGGATGCGGCCCTCGAAGCGGCGAACGCGAACCTTAGCCCTCGTCAGCGCGAGCTTCAGTCGCTCGAGAGCTTCGCGCTCGGTACGCAGTACGACGGGCGCCCCTCCTGGTGGGACTCCTCTGTTCCGCTTTGGGAGCGGGCCCCGTGCATCGTCTACCTGCAGACGAAGTGCGCGATTCAGAGCAACACTGATCTCGTTCTCGGCGAAGCGCGCTTCCCGGTCATCACCAGTAACCCAGGCGAGGACGACTCCGACGCCGACGGGCTTGACCCCGAAGAGAGCAAGAACGTAGACCGCGCCATTCGCGAGCTCTGCGACCGCGTGCGGTTCCGCAGCATCTCGCGACAAGCGCTCGAGCACGGACAACAGGCCAAAAGCGTTGCCGGCATTGTCGGCACGCGCGACGGCCATCCGTTCATTGAGATCGTCCGCTCCCGATGGTGCGAGCCGAAATTTGATGTTCACCGGCGCGTTACCGAGCTTGAGATCCGCTACCCCTACATCAAGTGGGAGAAGCAGGCGGACGGCAAGTGGAAACTCTCCGCGAAGCTCTATCGGCGCGTCATCAACGCCGAAGCCGACACGACGTTCCTCCCGATCGACGCACCGAAGGACGGGCGAGAGCCGAAGCCTGAGGCGTGGGTAGAGGACGAAGCCCGAACTGTCGCGCACAAGCTCGGCTTCTGCCCGGTCGTCTGGTACGCGCACATGCGCGAGTGCTCCACCGTCGAGGATTACGACGGCGAGGCGATTCACCAGAACGTCTGCGACGAGATTCAGGGACTCGACTTCGCGCTTTCACAGAAGCACCGCGCCGCGCTTTTCTGCGGCGACCCGCAAGTCGTCGAGGTCGGCGTAGAGCCCGGATACAATCCCAGTCAGGTCGGCGGACGCGCCGCGGTCGTTCCGTCCACGCGCAGCGGCGGCACCATTGGCGCCAATAACCCGGCCATCGGCAGCTACGGCGGCGGAGGCAACGCGGTCCGCGTCAAGAGCCCCGGCACGGCGTGGCAGTATCCCGACCCGAATACGAAGGTCACCTACCTCACGCTCCCGCGCGGCTCTCTCGGCGAGCTCGACAACCACTGCGCGGATCTACGCAACAAGATCGCGGAGTCGTTGCAGGTCGTCGTTCTTGACCCGCAGAACCTGAAGCTCGCCGCAGCGATTTCGGGCAAGGCGATCGAGCAGCTACGCTCGCGCCAGTTCGACCGATGCGACCAGATCAGAGACGACGTCGGGTCCGGCTGGATTCTGCCGGCCGTCAAGATGCTCCTCCGTGTCGCGCTCAAGACGAAGGTGTCTATTCCGGCGGTCAAGAAAGCTGCCGCAGCGCTCGCGGGCTTCATCGCGGACGACATTTCCTCGCCGCTTCTGTTTTTGAAGTGGCCGAGCGGATACGTGGCGCCCGACCCGCCCGACGAGCAGATCGTTGTTCAGTCCGCGGTTGCAGCCAAAGACGCCGGCATCGCAACGCGTCGCATGGCGGTGCAGAAGGTCGCGCGGATCTTCGGCGTTGATTCGGTCGACCAGGCGCTTGATGCGCTGGACGAAGAGAAGGCTGAGAATGCGGCCCGCGCGCAAGCTTCAGGGCTACCGACTCCGGGGGCGCCCGTAGTACCTGAGACGCCGCCGCCCGATGGCGACGATCCTGACAAGACTCCGCCCGCAGGCGCGCCCACCGCCGCACCACCCAAGACTCCGCCGCCAAAGGTTCCAGGTCCGCAGGCTACGCCGAAGCTCGCAGCAGTTTCGCCGCCCGCCGCTCCCCATGAGCGCGGCGCCGAGCCGAACGCCGGCATCGGCGAGACCGTCTACCGCATGCTCCTCTCGGACTACAAGCCCGAGGATATCGCTTGGGTGCGTGCCGCGCAGTGGACGGGCCCCGACGAAGTGCCGCTCGCTTCGATCGACTTCTCGGGCCGCGACAATTGGAACGCCTCCGACGAGCCCGACCGTGTGCAGGAGTTCGTCGACAAGATCTCGAACGAAGGCTTCTCCAAGCCGATCGTTCTCGTGAACGAGCCGAATGACAACAAGTTCATCATCGTTGACGGTCACCACCGCGCACTGGCGTACGAGCAACTTGGCCAAGCAGCCATGGCGTACGTCGCCAAGGTCGGCACCATCAGCGGCCCGTGGGGCGACATGCACTCGAGTCAGCGAAAGAAGAAGCCATGAGCAAAGAGGCGCAGCAGCAAAAGAAGAGCGTTGCGCCGCCGCCTGAGGCTTCTCGCCTGAAGTCCGAGCGGCGCTGCCTTGTGTGTCTTCGTCCGCAACCTTCTGAGAACGCAACATGCGCGTTTTGCGGCGAGGCGTCGTGGGGTAGCGAGTGACGATTCCGGTACTGCAGGCAACGACGCTTAGTGTGCCGAGCACGGCGTCTACGACTACATACGGTACCGGCTTTCAATTCGTATGGCCGGCGCAGGCCGACTACATTGTGCTTCTCGCTCAGCTCATGGGACTTACGGGCGGGTTGCTTGATGTATCGATCCAAGAGTCGTGGGATGCCGGGACCACATGGGATGACGTCGCGCACTTCACCCAGGTCTCCGCGGGCGTATCGATCTCGTGGCGGCTCGTGGTGGGCTCGCAGCGCGGTCTTGCGACGGCCACGGTCGTCGGGACTGTCGGCACGGCGGTGCCGGTACTCGCGCAGACCACCTACGCTGACGGCCCGTGGGCATCGCTGCTCCGTCTTGTCGCTACGAGCGGTTCAGGAACTAGCGGTGCCGCAGCCGTACAGACGCTCAACTGGATTCCGGTTCTCAAACTTCGATGAGTATCGGCGACGGTCACTGCTTCCAGTTTACGCCTGGCGGCGTCATTCCGTACGGCGAGCCGGTTATCAGCACCGGCGAGCAAGTCCATAACGCGTCAGCCGAGTCAGTTAAGGAAATTGCGCACGGGCCGCTGTCGGTCACACCTCAGTCGACATCGCGCATAGTTAGTACGCCAGTCTCGGTTTCGCCGCCAGCGGCCATCGACCCGAGCCGGCCGCTTACCGGCGCACAGCTCTTCGCGGGCGCCCGTGCCCGAATCAGAGAGATCGACCGGCAGCTTCGCGCGGTCCCCGCACTTCAATCCGAACGCGCCCAGCTCGCGGCGCTCATGCTCGCCGCCAAGTCCCAGCGCAAGTCGCGCAAGAACGTTCAATAGACCCACCACGGAGTATTCATGACGCTGCGCAACGTTGCAATTGACGGGGTTACTCTTCTCTCCGGAAACCCTGAGGGCATAACCAATACCGTCTCCACGACGACCTACGGGCGCAAGGCGTTCCTTGTCACCGGGCACGTCACGGCGTTCACGACCTCCGATACCGCGGGCATGACGGGCATCAACACCGCCATCGCTGCTGCGGAGCGGAACGGGCGAACGCTAACGCTTATTTCCGTCACTCCGTGCCTTGCCGGAGCGAGCGCGGACGCGACGCCCATTACGGCATACCTGACTGCAACGGCGAACGCCGCGCTCACCATCGCCAACTCGACCACGACCGGAGATGCCACAACGGGCATCCTCGGCGATTCTGCCGGAACCGCCATCACGACCATCGTGGGCCCGATGTATGGAATCGGCGTCATTGCGGTGGTGGACGAGACCCCGCCCTCCTGATGGATCTCGCCGGGCTGAAAATCAAGCCCGCCGAAGGCATGCTCATCCTCAAGTTCGTCGACGAGGACGAAGAAGATGAGCCGGCCCCGAGCGCGGAGCCTTTGCCGCCGATCGAGTACGATGGATGCCTCGCGATCGTCGTGGCTGCGGGTGCAAAAACAACGAGCAAGCCGGGCCAAACCGTCATCACGAACCAGTGGGCTCGAGACGGCATGAGCCTCGGGGACTGCATGGTTCTCGCGAACCAGTGGGACATCGTAGGAACGATTACTTCGTAGTTTCGTAGCAGCACCTCCACACGCGACGCCTGCGGGCCCGAAAGGGCGAAGGGCGAGGAGACGAGTCATGACGATCGAAGGTCCCGGTACGCCCGTAGTCCCCGTTACTCCCGCTGCTCCGCCCCCCGCGCCCGTCGCCCCGGTGGTCGCGCCTGTCGCGCCGCCCGTCGCGGTTGCGCCCCCTCCCGTCGCCACGGTTACGCCTCCGGCGCCCGTCGTCCCGGCGACCACGCCAGCCGACCAGGCAGACCCTGCGTGGCTTACGTCACGACTTGCGCGAGAGCGCGCCAAGGGTGCCTCCACGGCGCTCGCTGCGGCAGGATTTGCCAGCGAGGCGGACGCCAAAGCCGCCGCCGAAGCTGCGAAGACGCTCGCCGACTCGAAGAAGACCGCCGAGACCCGCGCGATCGAGCTGTCGCAGACTGCCGCCTCCGAGAAGGCTCGCGCGGACGGCCTGTTTGCTATCGCGACCGAGCACGCCGCTCGGATGATGTTCGGCCTTACTCCCGAGCAGCAAGCCGCCGTTCATGCCGTTGCCGGAGACGACCCAGCGCAGCAGCTCAGGACGATCGGCGCGCTATCGCCGACGTGGGCGAAGCCCGCTCCCGCAGCGCCTGTAACGACGCCCGCTGCCCCGGTCACGACCGCGCCTGCCGGTGGCGCCCCCAGCGGCACGCTGCCCGCTCCTACAGATGCTCGTGGCGTGTACGAAGCCACGCGAAGTCAGAACCCGTTCGCGGCCGCCATGCTCGGGGCAGCGAATCCCAAAGTTTACACTCCGAAGTAAGTCCGTTCACGAACGGGAAAAGGAATAAGTCCAAATGGCTGGTACTTCACGCGTCACGCTCCCGCAGGAGTTCTACGATAAGACCGAAGATCTCCTGCTCGTTCAGCCCGAGCCGCAGTACCTCTATTCCGAACTGTTCTTGGGGGCGATGAACGCATCCCTGATGGCGGACACGGACTTCAGCCTGCCATGGCGTGACGCTCGCCCCGCTCCGGCCAACATCGCGCCATACGGCGGCCCGATTCTTCCCGCAGAGAGGGATCAGCTGCGGCTGGCAAACCCTCTCTTCAACGAGATCATCGCGGCGAAGGTCGACTTCACGGCCGCGCCCGGCAACACGGTCCGCATCAACCGACCCTCCTACGCCTCGACAACGTATACCGAGGCCTCGCGTCGCGTACCGTCTGGATCGACCATCTCGACTACACCGATCACGGTGACGAGCGAGCAGGCGAACCTGACGCTCTTTCGCTACGGCGGCCCGTACGATCAGGCGAACTCTCGCGTCGCCCCGTTCGCGATTGAGAAGTTCGACGCGCAGATGGGCGTCCACAAGCTGGCGCAGATCGCCGGCAACACGCTCGTTCGAGACTTCCACAAGTTCATCGACTCCGTGCAAAGCACGCTGCTCGACCTCGCAGCGAATACCATCTACCCGCTGGGAATGACGGCAGACAACGACGCGACCGCAGCGGGCTCCTACCCGCTGACATACGAGCAGTTGATGCGCACGGAGCGCTCGGCAGACGACCTGAGCCTCCCGCTCTTTTCGGATGGGTTCCGTATTGCGGTGCTTACGCCGATGCAGGTCACGCAGATCGGCCTCGACCCGCTGTATGCGCGACAGAGCGCCTACCACCCCCTATACAACCAGCTCTTCCCGCAGTACGTGGGAAGCATCTCGAAGACGCACATCTTCAAAAGCTCGACGCTCAACACCCCGACGAACACCAGTTCCGTGCCTGTGCACCGGGGCCATTACATCGCCCCGGGCGCGCTGCTCGGCGGTATGGGCCAGCGCCCGACGTGCGTGCCTAGCACGAACGACAACTACGGCCAGACGGCCCTCGTGGTCTGGCTCGCGGACCTGGCGTTCGGTCTCGCGGACAACCGGTTCGTCCTCAGCGTGCGCAGCGCGAGCGACGTGACCGCAAGCGGAGGCGTGTAATGGCCAAGCTGTACAATGCGAGCTCTACCGCCATCACGTTCAATGGCATTGCCGCAGGCTCTGCGGTAGCGGGTCCGACAGTATTCGTCGGCTCCGACTACGCGAAGGTTGCGTCGCTTCAGGCGCTGCTAAGCCTGACCCCGAATACGTCTGGAATCACGTTCGCTCCGGTATGGCAAGGATCCAACGACGCTACCACCTGGGTGAATATTTCAGGCTCCAACGGGGCCGCGGCGGTCGCAATTTCTACCGGCACCCTGACCGCGACATCGTACGCCGTGGACGCGCCAACGCAGTTTCAGGCCTGGCGGTATATCCGGATCACGATCTTGGTTGGCGTGCATACCGGCGGCGCGGCGGATGTTGGGAATGTCGGGTACAACTACCGGCAACTGACCGGAGCCGAAGGGGCGTACGCGTAGGACGCGCGGGCCCTGCCGTCACGCCGCCGTTCTCGTGGAGGGAAGCACTGTTTAGCCAACCTTCGACCGGCCTGTAAGCCCTGCAATAGTAGTAAGGGCAATCGGCTATTGAGCGAGTGGAAGCCGAGATGTTGTCACAAAGCGATATCCAACGCGCGAAGCTAGAATTAGGCTTTAACCAACTAACGATTGGCGCCGAGCCATATTTAGGAATTACTAGGTTCTTCGAGCAGATCGTCCAGAGCTTCATCAACTCCGGCGTCCTCACTTTCTCCTCCACGGTCGTCGCAGCCTCTCCGACTCTCCCGACCGCGGTAGCGCTGACGCTTACTTCACCTTCGTCGGGTACGCTCCCGCCCGGCACCATTGCTCCGCTGGACCACGTCATCGTCGACGTCGACGCCGCGCAAGAATTTGCGACGGTGATGAGCGTCACGAGCAACGCCATCGTCGTGCAGCTCAGCAAGGCTCACGGCGCCGGCGGCGCGTACCCGATCGAGCAAGAGGGCGGCGAAGCTCTCGTGCGCATCCACCTCAACTACCTCCGCAAGATTGCCGACCGCATTCAGCGATTCGGCGCTCGGGCGGGCGTCAAGAAGGCGGACGAGGTCGAGTTCTTCGGCGGCGCTCACGGGCGCGCGGCGGAGGCGAATGGGTTTCAGACGCTCGAACAGATGCAGACGCACTTCCGTCGCGAGCTTTGCATGCTGCTCTTTGGTGTCGGTAGCATTGCCCAGTTTCAAGGCTCAGGCGGTCAGATCGGGCTCTACTAAGTGCCCGGCCCGAACGCGCTCGTCGACTCGGACTTCCTCGCCGACCTCGACGAGATTCGAGGCATCTCCGGCGAACTTGGGCTTCGCGTCTATTCCGCGACCGTGCATGTCACGACGTGGAGCGGCTCTCGTGTCGGGCAAGGCACCAAGGCCGTCAAGACGCTACCGTTCACGAACACTGCGCCGACGACCGGCGACCCCGCGCCGCCGATCATGATTCGCCAGGTGTCGCGCAAGGAGGCCATTGCGAGCGGGGGTCTCTACACAAATCGAGACCTCAAGGCCGGCCCCATCACGCCGTACTTCGCCGCAACGCTGGCGCAAGCGGGCGGAGGGTACAGCGACCCGATGATTGACCCGGAGGCGACCGTAACACCCACGGAAGTTACGTGGAATGTGCTGGGACCATCGCTTCCCGCGGCCGGCGCGACGTTCGAGAAAATAGGCGAAGAGGCATCGTCGATGCACTACTTCGTCTACCTCCGCCAGAGCGGCCGCAGCGGACCATGATCTCCGTCGATGGCACCGCCGCCATCTCGTCGCTCCGCAAGCTCCACTCCGCGCTGATGCAAGCGGCGCTCAAGACGGCGCTCGTGACCCTCGAGGAGACCGAGCGGCACGCCAAAGAGACGACGCTCTTCAAAGATAAGACCGGCTGGACGAGGGCGCACATCGGGCGCGGCACCGAGTCGCTCTCGAGCGGATGGGTCGGCAGCTTCGGAACGGCGACACGATTCCTTGAATTCGGGACGCCACCGCACGACATCGTCGCCAAGAACGGCGGAATGCTTCGGTTCGAGATTGCGGGGACGGTCTTCTACCGGAAGATGGTTCGCCATCCCGGCACCGCCGAGCGTCCATTCATGCAGCAAGCCCGCGACCACGGGCAGCAAGTCGCCGATTACGCCTCGGAGCTTTTCGCGGAGCAGGCGATACGCGCGCACTGAGGTAGCCCATGCCGACCCCGCCTGACTGGGGAAGCTTCCAGGTCGGCTCGGCGCAGTACCCGCTAGCCGCCACCAGCCCGAATCCGCCGCTTCAGGACGTCGACCCCGCGCTTTTCTACGCGCTCGGGTTCTGGGCCAGCGTCATCACCACCTACGTCGGCCCTCGGCTCATGACCGAGGCTGCGGCGCTGGGGTTTACGTGGACGGGCCCGATCGTTCAGCAGTATCCGTACGACGTCGGGCCGAATCTGACTGAGCTTCAGGGTCAGTTCCCGATGCTCGCCGCGTGGCGGAAGAGTACGGACTCGAAGTGGATTACGTCCGGCTATGCGCAAGACGACACGAAGTTCAGCGTCGCGTACATCTTCCCGCCGCTCACCGCGGCGCAGTGCGAGCGCCTCATTCCGTTCCTGCACGCCATCGCGGTCACGCTCCGCAATCGCACCGACCAGGCGTGGGACCCTAGCTACACGCCTCCGGGCGGTACCGGGCCGCTTCCGGGGCCGTTCTCGAGCGCCTTCTCGTACATTAAGGAGATCGGGTTTCAGGACCGAAATTCGTTCGAATTCGGCGTGATGCCCGGGGTCGGGAACCTCTCGTTTCCGATGATGCTCGGGCACGGCTACATCATCGAGCGCGACAACGACGTCCCGGACTCGTTCAGCGGCCGTCAGAAGTTCGCGGGCGTCGACATTGAAGCTGACCTCGTTGCGAGCGACCTGACGACAGTTCCGAACCTCATCGACGCGAGCACGCAGCAAGCGCCGACCATCACGGGGCTGAGCGTCGCGACCGGGCCGATTGCGGGCGGCACCTCGGTCACGCTGACCGGCACGCTTTTCAAGGCCGCGCCCACGGTGCTTTTCGGCAACACGTCCGCGACATCGATCGTCTGGAACTCCGCCACGTCGATCACGTGCAGCACCCCGGCCGTCAGCGGGCCCGGCACCCTCTCCGTCATCGTCGTCAACCAGGATTCGCAAGTGGCGACGCTGCCTGCAGCTTTCGCGTTCGTCTAGGAGCTCCGTTCAATGGCCGACATGTTGCGCATGATGGCAGTCGGGGGCCCCCAAGGCGGCCCGATGACTCCAAACTACGCCCGCCAGGCGAGCGGCCAGCGGCACTACGTCGGCCGCAAACTTGACGTGACGAAGGGCGTCAAGTTCAACGATATCGAGATCGTCCGCGGACCGAACGGGCAGGCGCAGCACATCGAAGTCGAGCGTCGTCACGCGGTGTTCGTGCCGCATCCCGACGAGGTCGTGTTCGAATACCCGCTCAACGGCGAGCACGCGGCGGAGTACCTGAAGCACCTCCGCGACGGCGACCTTATCCCGGCCGACGAGTTCACGGCCGGCGAGGGCGCGCGGCTCGGCGTGTCGCCCATCAACGGGCACAAGTGCAAGTTCGACCCGGAGTTCGCGCGCAGCCTTCACAAGCTGCACCTCGAGTCCGGCGACGACACGGAAGCGGAACTCGCGAAGAGCGCGGAAGTGCTTGAGAGCGTCAAGAGCGCGATCGGTCAGGCGCCGTCAAGGTAGTCGGCGGCAGCCCGTAGCAGCGCTGGATCGTCGCAAAGAAGCCCGATCGCACGGTTGCATTCGATGGTCCTCGTATAGGGATTGGGAAACATACCACGATGGCGAATGCGAGTATCATTTTAACCGGGGTTTCGAGCAACTTCCCCAATCCAGGCGTTTACGCGCAGATCAACTTCGCTGCCGGGCCGAGCGGTCCCGCCGCAGGCCCCCGCAACATCCTCCTCTACGGCAACGCAGCGACCGCGGGCACGGCGACCCGCGACACCGTCGTGTACGGGCCCGATACTCAGACGCCGTGCCAGACCGAGAGCGACGTCATCACACTCTTTGGCGCCGGCTCGCACTTGCACCGGATGTTTCTCCGCGCCTCCGCGGTACTCGGGAACAACAGTCCGATCGGGATCTACTACATCCCGGTCACGTCGAGTGCGGGGTCCGCAGCAACGGCCACGCTGACGATTGCCACGACGGCCACGAGCGTCGGGAACCTTCGTTTCTGGTGTGTCGATCAGTTCATCGATACGGGCATCAACGTCGGCGACACCGCGACCGCCATCGCCGCGAACGTCGCGACGAGCATCAACTCGCAGACGCGCTGGCCCATCACGGCCTCGCCCTCCGCGGGCGCCGTCACGCTTACCGCGGTCGTTCCTGGCACCGAAGGCAATTGGATCAAGGTCCAGGCGCTCATTACGCCTGGCACCGCTGTCATCGGCACGACGACCACCCTGACCGCGAATACGCTGCTCACGGGCGGCACGACCGCCGACAGCATCGCGACCGCGCTGACGACCGTGCAGCCGACGCGATACTACTACCAAGTTCTCCACGACTCGGACGCGACGAACGCGGGCCGGCTCGTGACGCAGATCAACAGCCAGGCGCAGCCGACGACCGGCATCCGTCAGCGCGGATTCATGGGCACGGCCGACACACTGGCCAACGAAATCACGCTCGCAACAGGGCTCAACGCTCCGCGGATGGAGGTCTCCAGTGCGCTCGGGTCCGACTGGACGCCGATGGAGATTGCCGCGAACAACGCGGCGCTCTACGCGCTCTTCGAGGCGAGCGGGAACGGCCCCGGCCCCGGCCGGCACAACTTCTCGCTCTTCCCGGCACGTCCAGGCGACTCAAGCTCCTGGTTCGTGTCGCTCACGCGCTCCGGCTCGGGCGCGGCCCTCACGACGACCCAGATCACGAGCGCGCTGAACAACGGCATCACACCGCTCATCGTCGTCGGCAATAGCCTCGCGCTCGATAAGCGCATCACCTCGCGCTCGCTCAACGGCTCGACGCAGGACTACCGCGTCCGCGACGCTCACCGCGTGTCGATCCCTGACTGGTGGACCGACGACGCCGTCGCGCTCACGCAAAACAACTACGGCGGACTCGACATCACCGACAATCCGCAGCCCGGCGTTCAGTTCCCGAACAACTGCACGTGCCCGAATTTCTGGGGCGCAGCGCTCAAGGGGCTCGTGCAGACGTACTCGAACGGCGGGCAGCTCAAGAACGTGAGCACGATCCTTTCTGCGATGATTACGCAGAAGGAAACGAGCCCGCCGAACCGGATGTCGAACCTGACGCCGCTGCAGTGCATTGACCTGGGCGACCAGTACCAGCTCCTCGTGCTTCAGGTCGGCTAGCTTCTCCGCAGCACCTCTCCTCCTCCGCACCTTCAAAAGCGGCCCAGCGTTGCCCTTCCTCGGGGGCGATCTGGGCCGCTATTTCGTTTTTTGTGAAAGGCAGTCATGGCCGGCAACCAGACCCAGTACGCTCTCATCTTCGTAACAGTTGACGGGCCTTTGCTCGTTCAGCAAACCGAGATGAGCGTGAAGCGCGAGACGAAGAGTACCGCCGTGGCTACCGTCGCGGGCGGCTACATGGGGGAGTCTCCGGGCGCCGCCATGTGCACGGTGAGTGTGAGCAACGCGATCCCGCTGCCGAAGCTCGAGTTTAATGCGGGCCCGAACATGGCGGCCCTGAAGCCGAACCAAGTCTACTTCGCATACGCGACAGGCGCGATTCAGCTCAAGACGACCGTACAGATCATCGAGGACACGCTGACGCACGGCGTGGATAAGGCGGGGTCGTACTCGTTCCAGGCTCGCGGCGCGTTCGCTGACTGGTCATAGGCCCAGACTCCTTACCGCTGAATGAGTTCTCCCCCCACCAACATCGACCCCGCCGCACTTTTCGCGAAGCTCACGGCGGTCCCGCGCCCGCACAAGATCATCGACCACCCAAGGAACGATCCGGAGACCGGCAAGCCCATCATTCAGATCGCGCTAGTGCCGCTCACTGAGGGCAACCTAATGGCGTGCCGCGCTGCCGCCGAGGACTATGCGCGGATGATGCTGAAGGACCCGGAGAAGAAAGTCCCCGGCGACTCGCTCGGCTACAAAGACCTCTACGTGAACGCAGTGTTCGTCGAGTTTCTTGCTCGATGCTGCCGACACCCGTTGATGCTGCAGCTTCCCGTCTTCCCGATGGGCGCGGAACAGATTCGCCAGAACCTCACGTCCGACGAGGTCTCGGTGCTCTTCACGGCCGCGGAGATTTGGCAGAGCGAGAGCGGGCCCATCGTTTCTTCGATGACCGCCGCCGAAATGACTTCGTGGGTCGACGTGCTCGCGGAGGGCGCGTCTCGGGTCCCTTTATCGCGGCTCTCCTCGGCGGCGAAGGACACGCTGCTGCTTACTATGGCTGCCCAGCTTCGGAGCTACTCGACGGGCAAGTCCTCGCCTGGATCGCCGCAAGACGAGCCGTCAAGCGTCCCTGACGGGGAGGGGCCGGCGACGGGTGGGGCGGCGGATAACTGATGCCGGAACCGATACTTATTCAATATCGAATGGGTGGATTAAATGAGCTCGGCTCCGCCTTCGACACCGTCGAAAAGCGCATTATCCGCCTGACCGCCGCCGCGAACCAGGGCTCAACGGCCCGTACGCGTAGCGCGCGCGCCGAGGTCGACACGGCGGAGCGCGACTACAAGCGCCTCGTAACCTCGCTCGAGAAAGACGAGGCGGACAAGACGCGGGCAACAGAGCGCGCCGCAAAGGCTCGCGAACGCATCGTCAGCACCTCCGCGCTCATGGCCGGCAAGCTTGCCGAGCAGCAGGCGAAGGAAGAGGCTCGCGCCGCCGAGGCGGGCACCCGTGCACTCGAGCGCGAGATGCGGGCACGGGACCGTATCCGAGAGCGGAGCGCCGTATGGGCCGGCCAGCAGGCCGAGCGCGAGGCGAACGCGGAGATTGCGGCCCACCGGCGCATCGGTACGTCGGTCGGGCGTTCGGTTACGCAGGGTACGGGGCGCGTGCTTGGCGGGATTGCGTCGCTCGGCGGGATGGCCGTTGGTGCGCTGGGGGCGTTCAGCTTGGCGGACGCCGTGCGCGGGCGATTCGCAGCCGAGAAAGACGCCGCCCAGATCGTCAACGCCGTCACTGCGGGCGGCAAGGTCCCCGAAGGCGCGAACGTCGGCGCCATCATCGACAGGGCACAAGCCACCTCGGTCACGACCGGGATGTCGAAGGACGAGATCGTCAAGGGCACGCTTGCCTACACCCGAAGCGCGCGCGGTGGAGACTTCGCCGGCGCCATGGGGAACATGTCGTTCCTCGCAAAGCTGTCGAAGACGACGGGGACGGACATCGGCGAGCTCGGGAGTGCAGCGGGCAAGCTGCAGAGCCAGAACCCGAACCTCGACGCGAAGGGCATGCAGCAGCTTTTGCTGAACGCCTACGAGATGAGCAAGAGCGGTTCGGTGTCGCTCGGTGAGGCTGCGGGACAGATCGGCACGCTGGCGGCGACGAGGGGTTTCTATCAGGGCGATGTCGGCGAGAACCAGCGCAAGCTCATGGCGCTCGGCCAGATTGCCGCGAGCGGCGGCGCGTCGGGCGACATCGGAACGTACATCAAAGACGTGTCGACCGAAGTAGCGGCGAAGCGGCGTCACACGTCGAAGGAGATCGGACTCGGCGGACGCGGGCTTGAAGCGCTCGGAGTGCACTTCGACAAGTTGGGCGCTATGGAGTCGCCCGAGCAGATGATCGGTGCCATCTTCAAGGCGACCGGTGGCGACATGTCGAAGATTCACGGCATCGTCGGCAACCGAGGGCTCCCGCTCTTCACGGAGCTCCAGAAGAGCTTTCAGACGGCGGGCGGCGGGGACGCGGGTGTCGCGGCGGTCCAGAAGCAGATCGCGGGCGTAAGCGGCGCGACGATGACGCCGGAGCAGCTTGAGTCGCAGTTCGCTCAGGTCATGAACGTCCCGGCCGAAAAGTTCAACGTCGCGATCGAAAGGCTTCGCGGCACCGTCGAAGCCACCGCGATCCCGATGATCGAAAAGCTCGCCGACAAGCTGGGCGATCCCGAGTTCATGAAGGCCGTGGACGGCATCGTGAACGGCCTCGGAGCGCTCGCATCGTTCCTCGTGGCCAACCCGTTCGTCGGCGTCGGCGCCGCGGTGGTCGCATCGATCGGCGAGAGTATCGCCAAGGCAGGCGTCGGTGCTGCGGTCAAGGACATCATGACCCGAGTGGCGGCCGGCGAGTCGATTCCGAGCGCGGTCGCCACCGGTAAAGGCGCGGCGATCTTCGGACTCGTCGGCGGCGCGGTGGCTGGCGCTGTCGGGGTTGCAGGTGCGGTCGCTACCATCAATGCGGACAAGGTCGATAGCGAGAAGCGCGTCAAAGGCGTTCTTGCCTGGAACCCGCAGAACGATAACGAGCGGCGGACCAAGGCGGCGCTACTGCAATCGATGCTTTCGCAGTCGAAGAACCTAGCCTTCTCGGACGTTATGGCCGAAGGCGCCGCGCTCCCGGTCAATCTCGGCGTGAACGCCGCGGCCCGAGCATTCGGCGCAAAGGCCGACGTGACCGGAGGCGAAGCGGCGGTGGCGCGCACGGAAGAGGCGAAGGCCATTCGCGCCAAGACCGCCGAGATCGACAAGGAGCTCGGCTTGCTGACGAAAGCGCTCCGCGGCGCAACAAGCACCATCAGCAGCAACCACCCGAGCAGGAACGAGCCCATCTCCGGAGCTTCGCCGCGCTGATGGCTGACGCGTTCACCGCCTCAGGCATCGACCTTCAGTCGCTCGGGTCAGGCGGCGGACCGTACACCGGCGCCCCCCCTGCCGCGCCGCCCACGGGCGTCTCCGCCGACATCAATGCGCTCTATCGCGGCCTTCTCCCGCTCGAATGGGAAGGCGTGGGGGTGCCGTATACGCGGATGGTCCTTACCCTTCGGCAGGATCTCGTGATTCACAAGTTCGCCGATCGAGACGGCGCGCACATCGAGAACACGGGCCGGCACCCGCTTCAGTTCGAAGCCACGATCCCGTTCATCAATACGCTCGGCGTCGTCCGCGGCTCTGAGACGTGGAGCCAGCCGCTCTATCCGGCACAGTGGCGAAGGTTCTTTCAGGCGTGCGCGATCGGGGAGACGGGCCTTCTCCAACATCCAGAGCTCGGACCGCTGACGTGCAAGCTCGAGTCGGTCGTCACTGTCTGGGAAGGCACCGCCCGCGGCGGTCCTACCGTGCAGGTCGTCTGGATCGAGACCGACGATACCTCGACGCAGCTTCTCACGGCACTCGGTCAGCCTTCGCCTATCTCCGCCATGGCAGCCGCGACAGCTAACCTTGACACGTACATCGCCGGCTCAAGCCGCGCGGTCATTCCGGTCCTGCCGACGTTCACGCAAACCTTCTCGCAGCTCTTCGCGCAGTTTCAGGGGCTCGGGACGCAATTCTCGCTTCTCTCGGCGAACGTAGGCGGTCAGCTCACGGCCATCATCTACCAGGCGCAGGCGCTCGAAAGTGCACTCGACATCACGCCGAACGCGCTCAATTGGCCGATCTATCAATCCGCCGAGCAGGCGAAGGACGCCGCGTACACGCTGCAGGGGAACCTTCTGACGACCGGATCGAACGTATCGACGACGACGATCTCGAAGGACTCGACGCTCGCGGAGATTGCCGTGACGCTCGGGACCGACCTCTACTTGCTGATGAACCTGAACCCCGCACTCGTTGCCGTTCAGCCGGTGCCTAGCGGGTCTCTCGTTCGCTTCTACGCCTCGTGATTCCGTCCGCGATCGACACACCGGAGCTTGCGTCCGTCGCGGTGTCGCTGCCCGCGGTCGGCATTCAGTTCCAAAATTTCCTGCGCTATCACCTCTCGGAACACTACCTTACGCCGGTCTCCGTCTTCGAGTTCTCCCTCGACGGAGACGAACTCACGCAGGACCAAAAGAACGCGCTCGTTCCGGGCGTAGGCGTGCAAGTTAGCGTCAACGACTGCGCGCAGATGTGCGGGTTCCTCGACAAGCCTCGCATCAAGAGTGGACGGAAGAGCGGCACCGTTTGGAACATGACGTGCCGCGAGTGGAATTCGCCCATTCTCGACTCGCATGCCGATCCGCAGATGCAGTTCAGCGAGACGCAAACGCTGACGCAGATGCTGACGACGGCGCTCGACAGCTTCCCGGCGTTCGGCGGCGGAGACATTCAGATCGTCACCGACGCTTCAGCGAACCGCAACGTCATCACCGGATCGCTCCGCGGCACGAAGACAAACAAGAACGGGACGCTCATCAAGTCCGCGCTCGCGCACCGCGTGAAGCCCTACCAGCACGAGGGGATGTGGGCGTTTCTGTCTCGAGTCGTCCAGCGCTTCGGGCTTTGGATGCGTCCGAGCGCAGACGGCAAATCGATCATCGTCTCGCAGCCGGACTTCACACAGGACCCGAGCTACGGACTCATTCATTCTGTCGGAGATGGCTCGAACAACAACGTCGAGGAAGCGGACTTCGAGACCTCGAGAGAGAACCAGCCGAGTGTCATCCTGGCGAGCGGTTTCGGAGCTGGCGGAGCCTTTCCGAACTCGACACTCCGCGCGGCCATCATCAATCCGTGCGTCAACGGCGACATCAATGCCGCGCTGGAGCTCTATCCCGGCATTCAAATACTTCCGACGCCTTCGCTGGGGCCGTCGCCCACCACGATCGCGAACGGCATGATCGACCCGGTCGCGCGCCCGCTCTACCTCTACGACAGCGAATCGCACAACATGAGCGAGCTGCAGTCGTTCTTGAGGCGTGAGCTTTCGCTACGCATGCGGGAGTCGCTCAAGGCAACGTACACGATCGAAGGCCATCGGATCGGCGGCCAGCCGGTTGCGGTCGATACCGTCGTTCAGGTGGATGACGACCGGTCCGGATTCAGCGGACCGCTCTGGGTGTCCGAGCGCACGTTCTCGAAGACTGCCGGCGAAGGGACCATGAGTACGATGAGCCTGATTCGGCTGGGGACGCTGGCGTTCGCGTGAGCGGCCTAGGAGACACGTTCGCGTTTCTCTTCTCCGTCGGTCGCGACGTCATGTCAGCGGGCATCGACGCCGTCACCGGCATCGTTACGGCGCAGACGGGTGACGCGGTTGCGGGCGTTGCGGAGTCTAGCAACGCGGAAGTTTGGCAGCAGTGGGGCTTCGCCTCGATTCCTAGCCCGCCTATAGGCGGACAGAACGGCGCGCAAGCGCTCATTCTCAAGCGCGGCATCGTCGACATCATCTTCGGCGGCCGTGACGCCCGCGCGGGCCAAGTTTACGGCAACCTCAAGAACGGTGAGGTCTGCGTATTCGCCACCGGCGCCGACGGCAAAGCGCAGGCCCGTACGATCTACAAGGCGGACGGATCGGTCACGAACTTCACGACCGACAGCAACACGGCTGGCGGGAACGCGGTGTTTACGCGCATCTCTCCGACGGACGGATTCGAGGTCGTGAGCCCGTGGGGGAAGATGTCGCTCGGACCGAACGGATTTCACCTCACGTCTGGCGCGGCGCAATTCTCGCTCGGAAGCGTGCAGGGACTGCCGGGCCCGATGGGTGCGCTGGGGAGCTACTCGACGACCACCGCGGCGGTCATCACCGAGGATGCGGCGGCGGTGTTTCTGGGGTCGAGCAAGAGCCCGCTCTCGTACAACCCGGTGGCCTACGGGCTCTCGGCGAATCCGCTGACAGTGCCTCCCGTTCCGATTCTCAACGGCGTTCCCGGCACGCCGAATGGGCTGATTTGCACCGGCCAAGTCTTCGTGGGAGCCCCTTGAGCGAGCTGATCGCCACCGACGCTCTCGCGGACCGCCTCCGCACCGCATGGCGCGCCACAGACTGGTCCTCTCGCGTCCGCGTCCCTGCCTTTCTCCGCGCCGCAGGTCTCACCGTTAGCGCCGACTCCGTTGCTTCGATTCCGGAGCAGCTCGACCCCGCTTCGATCGTTGCCGCCCGTGCAACTGCGGCCGATGCTGCGAGGACCGCTTACGCAGAGTGGCTCTACGTCAAGCCTCCGCTCGGCTCGCCGGGATGCCTCGCGGCCCGTACCGCGGCCCTCGACGCCGCAACCTCGACGGTGTTTGCGTGCGCTCATGCGGCGGTCCTGGCAGCGCAAGAAATCACGCAGTCCCCGGAGCATCAAACGGCTGTGGTGGTCCTGGGTGACCTCGAGAACGCCGCTCGGTGGGCCGCGTGCGTGATCGCGTTGAAGCCTGATGCGCTGGCGGCTACTGTCGCGGAGATTCTGAAGGAGAGGCGGCCATGGCAGCAACCATGACTCTCTCCTGCTCCGGTCTCGCTGTCTCGGCGACCTACTCCGGCGAAGGGTTTGCGCGCTCACTTCTCGAGTCGCGAGGCGCCGAGATGCTCGCGATCTTCAACCACGCCCTCACGCATGCCGCCGCGCATAGCCCGAGCCGCGTTCCGCAGTTTACGGAGCTTCCGGACTCGCATCCGCACCCGAGCTTTCATTCCATCGCCGTCTACCAGGCTGCGGCCGCTCGCCTTGCGGAGTCGGTGAACGCTGAGGCGGAAGCGCACGCTAGGCACGTCTGATGGCTGTCAGCGTTCTTACTTTTGTGAACTGGAGATCGGCCCTCGTCCAGGTCCAAACGCAGCTTCAGGGCGGCCTTTCGAACGCTCAGAGCGCAGAGGGTTACTCCCTCATGCAGACGTTGCTTTCCGCGGGCGCTACGTATGACGTGCAAGGCGATGACAGCCCGCGCAACGTCTCCGCATTCTCGGTCGGCATCTGTCAGCCGTACATGATTCAAGCCGTCCCCGCCTTCGCGGAACTCGACCGAATTTGCCGGCTCATCTACTCGACATACGCGAGCACGGCCACACTCGCGCAAGGGCAAGCCTTCGGGCTTTATACGGGGCTCGGCACGCTGCCGCCCGGCATCCTCAGCCCTTCGCCACTGGTACTCCTATGGGACACGTCCGTCGCACTCTGGGCCCTTCTCCAGACGCGCACGGTTACCGCCGACGATATGGTGGCGGCGGCCAACAATGCGCCGTTGACTACGCTGCTTGCGTCCGGAATTGCTGCCGCGAACCCTCTCGCGTTCCCTCCCGTCGACCCGAACCCAGCAGCCGGAGCAGCTTCGAGCGCGGCCACTATCGCGGTCAACGCTGCGGTGCTCGCGGTCACGACGTGGATCTCGTCGCTCTCGTTCTCGTGAGGCCCGATGCCGTGCGTCCCGATTCCTCCGATTCCGTTCCCGACGCTGCCGTCTCCGCTATCGCTATCGCTACCGACGCTTGCGACCCCGTCGCTCACGCTGAACCTCTGCTGCACCATCACGATCCCGTCGATCCCGCTGCCGCTTCCGCCGATCGGGCTCGGCTCATTCGGGCCCGGCGCTGCGGCCATCATCACCGGATACATCGCGATCACCGGGCAAATAAACGCTTTCCTGGCGAGCATCCAGATCAAGTGCCCGCTCGAGTAGGTCTCTAATGCTGGGCCCCGGAGCAGGCTTCACGGGAGCGGGACTGACGCCCGCAGGGTTCGGCTCACCGGTCGCGGCTGCCATCAACATCCAGGTGCCGCTGCCGGACCAGCTCACGAGCAAGGGCCAGACCGGCCGCCTCATCAGTCTCCAGACCGGCGACTACGTCTTTACGTCCGACGGTCGCATCGCTGGCATGACGACGATGCAGCAGCTTGTCATGCTGGCGCTTCTCAACGGCAACATCCTCATCGGCATTCAGGACAAGTTCGACAACTTCCAGCGCGCCATCGCGGCGCGAGTGCAAAACGCGCTCAACCCGTACGTGCGTCCCGGCTGGATTGCGGTGGACGGCGTCGATGTCGTGGAGCCTGAAGGTTCGCCGGACGCCGCCGGCATCACGGTTCGGTGGAGAGATTTGACGATGCCCGCGAGCGCCTCAAACGCCACCACGACGCCCAATTCGTTCACGACCGCGATCCCAACGACCTGACATGCCCTCCGTCGCGCCGCTGACATTTTTCCAGAAAACACCGCGTCAGGTACACGACGATGGCATTCGTACGCAGTCGAACGGGCTTCGCAGTATTGGGATCGCGAACCCGAACACCGGGCCGAACAGCGACTACGACAAGCTCTGGACGGCAATCGGGAACGAGATTGCAGTCGGTCAGGCGAACGGCGTCATCAGCGTTGACGCGAACATGCCCGACACTGCGGGCGGACCGAACCTCGATCGTTGGCTAGCGCTCCTCAAGCTCACGCGGAACCCCGCGATCGGCTCGCACGGCCCGATCACCATCTCGCTGAACGCCGCGAGCACGCTTATCACGACCGGACAGCAGCTCACGGACACCGCGGGGCTTCGCTACGAGGTCACGACGGGCGGCACGTACGCGAACCAGACGCAGGTTCCCGTGTCTGCGATCGACGCCGGCAGCGCTACCAACCACGACAACGGCGACGTTCTGTCGTGGGTCACTCCGCCCCCGTTCTCCGCGCCTACCGCGGTCGTGGGTACGCCCGGCTCGACCGACGGACTTGTCGACGGCGCCGACTCCGAGGTCGGTATCGACGGTCCTCCTCGAAGCAGGCTCTACAATCGTCTTCAGAATCCTCCGCTCGGCGGCAACTGGAGTCAGGTCTCAAGCTGGGCAACGAACGCCGTGCCGGGCGCCGTAGCGCTCGCTGGCGTGTATCCGGCACTGCTCGGTCCCGGCACGCTCTTCTTCGCGGTCTCGGCGACGGTCAATCTTGCCGGACCGTTTGTCGCCAACTCGTTTTCTCGGGTGGTCCCGTCCGCACTCGTCTCTACGGTGATCGTGCCGTACGTGCAGGGGCAGTACCCCGAGCACGCCTACATCCAGGGACTGGGCTCGGCCGACCTTCCGTGTGATGTTGCGATACAGCTTGCACTCCCGTCTTCGCCCAGCGCGCAGCCTGCCGGGCCCGGAGGCGGATGGCTCGACGGCCAGCCATGGCCTTCCAGTAACGGTACGGATGGTGCGCGAATCTCGTCGGTCACGTCGCCGACGGTCATCACGGTCAACGCCGCAACCACGGTCGCCCCCGGTCTCGGCGCTACCCACATCTCGTGGGTGTCGCCGAACGACTGGCTGATTCACTCCGCGACGGTGACGGGGATTGCGGGAGGACCGGGCGCATGGGTTCTCACGCTCGACACGCCGCTTCCGAACGTGCTTCCGGGCGGGATGATCTTCCCGAGCTCGCTGAACCAGAGTGTATACCTGACGGCGCTGCTTACGGCGTTCGCTGGGATGGGGCCAGGCGAGTGGACGTCGAACAGTACGATTCTGGCCCGCGGTTTTCGCCACCCTCTTCCCGGACTCGTCGCGCCCTACTCGATGGGCAACACGCAGCTCTCGGCGGTCATCCGATCGGCGCCTGAAGTCGAGGACGCGCAGTACATCTACCGTCAGTTCACGACTCCGACGGTGCCGATCGTCCCGGTCGGGTCGAATCCGGTCAACGTTCTGGTGCCTGCGGCAATTGGATTTTACGCACAATGACCCTGCCGAACAGAGACAGTTTGTCGACTTTCGGCGGCACGCTAGGCGCCGGATACACGGACTTCTCCGCGCCCATCGACCCGACGACGGACCTACCTGCAGCGTCACTGAATCAGGCTCTCGCCGACGTCGCCGCAATGACTCGCACGGCAGTCCGCGCCTGGGCCCGCTTCACGCCCGCAGGCTCCAGTACACCGGTCCTCGTAAACCACTGGGCACTTTGGGGCACCGGCTCTCCGGTGGCGCCCGTCGTCGCACGAACCACGACCGGCATCTTCACCGTGACGTGGCCGGTCCAGGTGCAGGACGACATCACGACAATCGGCGCTGACGGCTACGTCGGACCGCAGACGCTCAACTTGCTCGCGGCTCACGGCAACACGGAAGGCGCAACGTTCTTCGCCGTTCAGGCAAGCGCCAGCGCGAACGTCGCTACCGTCTGGACCTTCGGGACCGGCAACACGCTCGCCGACCCGAGCGGACCCACCATTCTGGTGCTCGTATACTGATGCCTGCCTGCGGCGGACAGACTCCTTGCCCTATCCGGTGCGGCGGCGGTATTCCGCGTCTGACGCGCATCGTCGAGTCGCTTCAGAAGGCGCGCGGCCCGCTCTACTCGACGAATACGGCGACGGCGGTAGGCGTAGAAAACAACGCGATCGCGCGCACGCTCGACCGGGACAGTTACGGGCAGAACGAGCGCATGGCGAATTCGTTTCTCCCGTCGAAAGCAACGGACCTCGGTGGCCGCGGCACTCTTCGCCGATGGGAAGCGATCTTCGGCATCACGCCATCACCGTCCTCCGACGAGCCGACGCGTCGAGCCGCAGTTACGGCCGCGTGGCAGAAGGCGATCTCCAGCAACAACGCATCGGGCCTCAACGACACAATTTCCGGTGCGCTCGGCCCGCTGTTCGTGGCGGTCCGGTACACGGATCCATCAACGCCGGCGGTGTCGTGGTGGCCCGGCAATCCGAATCCTGACGAAGATCCGTCGATCCCCACGCCGTGGTATTCGACGATTCGCCACGTCGAAATTCAGGTGACGCAGCCTTCGAACTACAGCGAGGCAGATTTCCTGACGGCCGTGAGCGCTGCGACGGTCAATCTCGACGGACTCTTGCCTGCCGACGTGACATTCGACTGGTTCACCCAGGACGCAGGAAGCGGGTTCATTCTGGACACGAACGAGAACCTGCTTCGCGAGGCGTTCGATGTTTAGCCGGATCAAAAGTGCCGGATGGGGAATTCTCGAGAAGCTTACGAGTACCCAGATTACGAACCTCGACATCGACCACGCCAAAGCCGTCGACAAGACCGGCGACAACGTGGCCGACGGAGGAGGCATCTCCGGCGAGATCGACGTCCTCTCGGGCGCGCAGATCAAGGCCCTCGCTGGCGCCAAGATCACGATCGACGTCGGCTCACTCCTCGAGTTCATCGCGGGATCGCAAGCCTCCGGCAGCATCGTCTTCACCCCGACGAGCACGCCGGAGATCACGCAAGCGACGACGACGGCCAGCGCCACGACGCTCACCGTAGCGGCGCAGAGTACGTCACTCGCCGGCGATCAGGGCGGCGGGCTCAACCTGAACGCCGGGAGCTGTTCGGGCGCTTCGGGGCGTGGCGGGGTCGTGGTTATCGCCGCAGGCGGCGGCTCCGCGCTGAACGGAAACGTCACGATCACGACGCCGGCATCGTCGGTGCAGATCTCGGACGCGGCGCTCAACCTCGAGGTGAACAGCGAGCTTGTCGCGCAGTCGAACGGGGCGGAGCTGTCGCTGTTTCCGGTGGGAGGGACGGGGCAGGCCTTCCAGGTCAATGCGTGGTCGGGGACACCGAGCAGTTTTGGAACGCAGCGGCGCTCGAACTATGTAGAAAACTATGTCGTCAATCCGGCAGGGGTGGTTGTGCCGGTCGGTCCCGGCATCACGCTCGCTAACGCCAGTGCCGCGGTCATTGAAGTTAGCTGGATCGCCAGGGACAGCGGTGCATTCAACTACTTCGCGGGCAACAAGTTTCTGATCATCGCGCACTGCAGCCCTTCAGGTGTAACCAATTCGACCGCGCTCATCACCGGGTCAAACTTCGTTGCCCCCAACGGAAACTATGCGGACTCCTCGCTGTGGTTCGCTCTTTCCTATCCAGGGAACACGCTGCAGCTTAGCGTCGTTGCAGCTCCACCAGGAGTGACGTTCGCCGTAGAAATGCAAGTCGTGGTCTCAGTATCCTACTGCTGAACGCTCACGCAACAGTAGACATCGAGCCCCCCGTCGACATCGACGCCAGCGGCGGAAGGACTGGTTCCGTCGCACCCTACCGCCTGAGTCGGGAGCTTCGCCCCGGCTGGGCACTCGACCTCGTAGTTCGCTCCGTACTGGCACCACGACGGCGTCTGCGCGAACTTCTCCGAGAACCAGCAGCCTCCGCAGGACCAGCCGAGGCATTCTTCGGCGGCATCTAGGACGACGGTAGCATTGTCAGGTGCGCCGGAGTCGACGGCCTGCGGCGCCGAGTCCGCGGTGTTCGGTTCTGGTGCTGATGCCTCGACTGAGGACGCCTCAACGGCTCCGCCGTCCGTGACAAGTTCCGGCTGAACGCTCGACTCCACCGTCGGCTCCGGACCGATACATCCGACCAAAAGCAACGCCGCACACGCAATCGCAATC